GTCTTTTGCTCAACCACAAACAATTTTGATCCAAAATTAATTGTCTTAACATATGTCTGGTGAAATTCTCGGATTTCCTCCTTGGGGACCATGAGAATTCCACCATCCATGAGAACATGGGTTCCAGTCCCTCGAGGGACCTTCCATTTATCCATTACTGGTAATACTAGTTTTTACTCTAAGTGATTCTGTTCAAGTTGCGTAGCAACTTATTTCACGCTCCGCGGGTACAAGTCCTGCGGACTTGGGACTTACTCCTCATCAGACGAATCCATTGTCAAAAATGCCCAGAATGATTTGGGTTTCTTCTGTGTAGGAGTTTCCTTCGCCTGCTTAATTTTTTCTTCAATTTCCTCGAGATCAGCCTCAGCCTTTTCAATCTCGTAGTGAAGTTTGCGAATAGTCATCACCTTTGCCAGATCCTCTGGTTTCGTCGTGGTATCGTTACACAGCTTGAGCAGGTGTGTAGCGAGATCAATTTTTGATCGAGTCATTCTATTAAATCTAAAATATTTTAACCACGCAAATTGAACGGAGTCTTGTTGGTTGCTGTGATTGCCTGCTGAAATTCAGGGTTTATTAGAACGTGCTGACGAATCATAGGCCACAGGTTCTGGTACTTGGATATGGTGTCAAGACTTGCAAATTTACAGTCGTCATTCTCGTCATAGTTTTTGCGAAAAGGAACTTGATTTCCCTCCATTTTCTCCTTTTCCTCTGTGAATCGCTTCACGATGTGCTTGTGCTCTATTGAAGTCATCGGCATGTCAAAGACATACACATGATAATGGTTTATAACATCTACCCCGTCCTCAATGTCGCGAGGCTCGGGTGTGTTTGTGATAAATTTAAAATAGGCGTATGAGCCACGTTTTAAATTGATCATACCACGGGTTTCTTCTTCGAGTTCTCGAACCGCACATCTGAGTGGGTTATAGATTTCTCGACGGCGACATCCGCCTGTTACGAAGGTCCATTCTTTGTAGCGCCTATCATGGACTACAAGGAAATGAGGTATGTCATTCACGTGGGATACTGGGATTGCTATCGCTTTGTGTCGTTCTCTGGTCATTGTCCTCTACTAATTCTTGGTTAGTAAAAAATTTACCGAGGCTTCCCGTACGTGGATTGTAAGTGATCAAAAATACGATACAAGCGATGAACGCCCACACGAGCCAATGCATTTTTAATTTTAGTTAGGAATTAGTTGGCATAGAGCAGCGAGCCCAGACCGTTCTGGATCCGGAACACGTTGTAGTTGACTGCGTACAGGTACTGGGTGGGGTAGTTGATGCTAGTGCTTGCCAGACCCTGGATGCCGTTGGGCAGGGTAGATGGCACAACCAGGCGGTAATTGTCGAGGCGAGAGAAGTTGAGGGTGCCGGTGGGCTGGAGCTTGGAGGTGTCCAGGCAGTACGAGATGATTGCCACGTTGGCAGTGACGTTGTTGTGGATGTAGCCCCAAGGAGTGTTATAGTACTGGGGCACGTCCACCCAGTGAGTCAAGGAGCGGGAGTCGCCCACATCCACGCCGTTGACCTGGGTCTTGAGCTGGTACGGCAAAGCGGCAGCAGAGCCTGCGCCGTTTGCGTAAATCTGGGAGTAGCTCACACAAGGGAAGGCGATGAACTTGACTGGCTGAGCCAGGGCAAGCTCCTGGACTGGGTTGGTGCCCATGACGACGCGCTGCACCTGGGTGATCAGCAGGTCCTGCTTCTCCTTGGCGAACCAGTCACGCTCGGACTGGTCCAGGTACACGAAGTTGGACCATGCGGCAAACTGAAGCTGAGAATAAGTGGTGGATGTGACTGCTGTACCAGTGAAGAAAGAGATAGTCAGACCCGCAGCAACTGGGGCGGTCGTCTGAGATGGATAAGTCACGGTCACGGTCGTTGCGCTAGTGTTAGACACATAGACTGGACCTGTCCATGGCAGACCAGCCACGTACTGACCAATCTGGATACCGCCTGTAGTCGTGGGGCTGGACACCTGGGAAATGGTGAAGGTGTTGGTGGTGGTTGCAGCTGTGCCTCCGGCTATGAGAAGTGGAATGCGTGCGGTGCACACTGGGACGTATGCACTCACGAGTCCACCGCTGCTCTGGAAAAGACCGGTAATATTTCCAGCTGCAGAATTTGCGAAAGAGACCACCACGTTGGAGAAACCAACCAGCACGTTGGCAGATGCGTTCGAGAATGACTGAACGACTGCCACGTTGGTCTGCAGGTTCGAGGTGGCTGATGTCAGGAGCATGCCTGGGAACAGGGGACCAGTCGTCTGAGTCATAACCAGATTTGCCGTGTTGGATGTTCCGGTGACGATGCTAGAAAACACGTTGGCAGTTCCGTTGGGTAAGGTGGACAGAACTGGGGTGGTGGTGGGACCGATGGTGATGGTCTGGTTCAGGTAGGGAGACCAGGTGATGCGCAGCTCCACGTCGTGGAACTGCAGACCGATCAGGGGCAGAGCCACCGACCATTCCTTGCAGAAGAAAAACTTGAGTGGGAAAAATGAAGCCTTCTGGTTGTTCAGGGTGGTGCTGTTCAAGTTGAGGTAACGCTCGGAAAAGGTGCGAGCACCCACAATTGGCTCGATGTCGGACATGTACTCGAAATCATGGGTATCCACAATCTGCCCGCCGATCATCAGCTCCACCTTGTCAATCACCTTGGACCAGTCCAGACCCACGATGCCTGCACCGTTGCTGTCACGGGCAGTCAGGTACACGTAGCTGAGCAGGTCACCCTTCTTCTCGAAACGGATAGTGGAAATGCCGTTGGCAATTGGGGCGCCCTGAATAATCTGACGCTCGACTGAGTTGGCATAGTGAGTATAACGCTTGTAGTTCGACCGGTAGAAAGACACCTCAGGCTTGCCTGTCAACCAGGCGTCCTGGGGTCCGACTGCTACGAGTTGAACGACACCTCCAGACATTTACTTTCTATCTATATTTTTTTAATGGACTTGACACGGGTTTAATCAACAATTAACGGGCACTTGAGGGGGGCGTGCCAAAGAATACGCCAATGGATTCTTTTCAAGCTGCTGAATAGCAATGTCCAAAAAGTTGGGCTCGCCACGTGGATTGGGGTATGATTTTTGCTCGTTGAGTGGATCGTCGTATTGAGGAGGCAAAACACCACGTCCCTGGTTGACTCCGGTGGGACCCATGGGTGGCACTGGGAGAGTTTCAGCCTCTGGACGGAGCTGAGTTGCAGCGCCCACCTGGTTCACTGGATCGTTGCGGACGTTCATACGACCACCGTTTGCTGCACGATCAGGCTTGGAACGATCGCCACTCGCGCGAGTGAGTGCCTTGTCAGTATAAGAAGTTGTACCTCCTGCATATGGCTGCTGAACGAAATAGCTTGGAGGACCCTCGGAAAGAGTGTCTGTGCGAAGCCCTGACTCCTGGCGACGAGTCGTTTTACGGGTCTTTAGGTAATCAGGGCGCCCTTCTGGAGCAACCAGTGCGCTCTGAGCACCGCCGCCACCCAGGGCAGCTGGTGCGCGATATGCCGTCTTGGTCTGCGCAGCGTTGTGAGTCATCTCACCGATGCCACCAGCGCCACCATTCTTAACGACTGGATTGGGAGGACCTGGGCGACCCTCAATTGTCGTGAGCTTTTCCTCATTAATATTGTTTGGAAGAGCACGGAAGTAATCGTGGAAACCACCGGATGCCTTGACGTTGGGACCGACGCCCAAACCTGGACCCACTGTGTTTGGAGCCTCGAGGGGGCTCAAGTTATTCATTTTGTTTGTAACATACTGACGATTGTACATGTCGTAAACAGGCTGACCAAATGGAAAACGACCATTTGTCTGTGTCATATCCTGCAGATTTGGAACAGCCTCCTTGGGCTGGAGACGCCAATCTCCGACACGCCGACCCACGTCGGGGGTCGTGTTCATAAAGTCGGCATAATCCTTGGAATGATCCCGGCTATTCCCCATCAAATCTATATCCCTGCGAGTAAGGGGTTTCGTGGTTGCAGGTAAAGGTTTGCGACCTTGCTGGGTGCTTTCTTCACGCCCATCCGCAAGTCGCTTTCCGGCAAACACAAGACCGACCACGGCTGCAATTGCCAGTGGGTCCATTATTATTAATAAGATATCTTTTTTAGCGGCTGAATGTTTTTGGCTTTTTGGTGTTATAACGCTGGTCGAAACGCTCATTCTGAATGTCACCAAACGTGGTAATTGGGTTCCACATGAGCACGCGCAGAGGCAAATTGACATAGGTGTTGGGGAAGTCGTATGGCTTCTCGGACCAGCCCTTGTTCCAGGCTTCCGTGCTCCGTGCACGAAGCGTGCTCTCCACGTCAGTCTTATCTGCCAGAACAACTTGGGCGGGACCAATCCAAACACCCTTCTGGAGGATGTTGTGGCTATTGTCCAGAGTTGGCATTTTATTAATACCTGTCTATATTTTAATCTATCTTCCGTTTCCTGCGCGCATTTGAGGTCTCTCTGGGAAGGCAGAGTAGAAGCGGTCTGGGTCGCAAGCGGCACCGCCCTGGTCGTGACACTTTGGTGCGAATGGCTTGCCAAATGCGCCATAGGCGAAAGCAGCCATGTCATTGGGAATCGTTGATGCAGGCATGGTGTAAAAGTTGCGTTCAGCGTCGCGCTGACGCTCGAATGGATGAATCTGACTCCAAGTGGTCTGGACCTCGGCACGCATGCTTGGGTACCACGCGGCAGCTGGACGATCTGGGTTGTCCACGTAGTCACTCAGAAGCACGTTGCCCATAGAGTTGTCGAGTGTAGGCAGAGTCACTTCACCGCGAAGGGGACCTGGAACGCGACCGTCTGTAAAAGATTGACGCAATTTTCCATCAGAAATCATATTCATAGTCATCAGGTAATACAGGATCGCGAGTGCCAAGATACCAAGCGCAAAAACACGTACATCGCGGTTAATAAGGTAGATGATGCAAGTGGCGTACAGGATGAAACGGGTCGTCGATGCGACGCGCTCACGCGCCGACTGGGAAGCGGTCGGCCAAAAATTTAAAAGCTCGCTCGTTTTGAAAATCTCTCTTGGATCCATGCTGTAATTTAGTAAGATTTGTTTTTAGTCCAAGACTGGGATCTGAGTCCAGGGAACTTTCAGTTCCGTCGACTCGTCTCTAGTCCAGTGCCATAATGTCCTTCTTGGAAGCCTTTCGCTGAGGAGGAGCACCTGGAAGACCTGGGAACCCGCCACCCGCCATGAGCTTGCTCATCATGCTCTGAGCTGCAGCCATGATGTTCGCCTCGTTGAGCTCGCCCCCAGACTCCTTGAGCCCCTTGGCGCAATTCTCAGCCTCAGACTCGATAATGTTCATAAACTGAGGTGGGATCATCTGGAGTGTCACGCCAAAGCCGTACAGAGAACTCAGGTACTGCCAGATCGCCTGACGTGTTGCGTCTGACACGTCATCCTTCTTCCAAATCTCATGCAGATTCAGAGTCTCAACAAACTCATTCTCCTCGCAAAAAAACTTGGCATCCTTCTCCATAATCTGCTGAGCCCATGGACTCAGCTTGTTCATCACCTTTTTATAGGTTTTCTCATCCTTGTGCTTCTTGAGCGCCTTTGCAATCGCAGGCTCCTCGGGGAAGGTCTGAGCAAGCTCACCGAGAAACTGGGTGTACATTTCATTGAACGCAGTGTACGACGCCATCCCTTTTTTACTATTTAATTCTTTAACTCTAAAAAGGTTCCTTTGATACAGACCCGTGAGAACCCTGACCCTGGCTCACAATAAAGTAAACCAGCAGACCGACAAGAAAAGCCGGCTTGAAATACTCCGAATTTTTAATTTTTTGATCACCATTCATCTTGGAACGAATAAATACGTAGCCTATGGTCACTGCTGCTGCTATGACGGCGGCGCTGGTTGGCTCTTGGAAGTACTGTTCCATGTTCTAATAAAGTAAAACATTAGTTTTATGGGATTTTCTTCACATTAACATCATCTGGGGCGTCATCAAACAGATTCTGGTTCTGCTCCTGGACGGGTGCTGGAGTACCGCCCACGACGGAAGGTGGGGTCAAAGAGTTGTTCACAGTCACAGTTTCGCTCCCTCCTGGGGTCTGACCGAATTGCATGTTATTTGTGGGAAGACCTTCGACGGGATCGGCGGTAGGCACCTCCTCACCAACCGGGGGATCGAGTTCCTCAATCTCCTCCTCTTCCTCCTCCTCGTCAAAATTCATACCTTCGTCGCCTGTTGGCAAACTTAAGTATGTGTCCAAAATTTCAGACATCGGCACAAGTTGTTCAATAATTTCACATATGTGATGAACGAAACGCTTGTGAAGCTCCTTCTTTCTGTGCTCATCCGAGTGATTCTTATTTACGATAATATCTGGGTCCTCGTAGATATCCTTGGCACACGCCTCGTAGACCCGCTGGACAAACACGTCATTCGCTGGAAGCTTGATTGAAATCTTTTTCGACTTTTTATCTGTGCGAATTGAGCTCAGAATCTTGACGTGAATCACAAAGACGGCGGCGAGTAGCTTGGGGAACATGGGGTTATTCTTGACGATAGCCTCTGTATTCTTGCTTGAAATTGAAGAATTCCAAGTCTTGACGTCACGGAGGAGCTGCTGGAACACCTGGACCGTGTTCTTCCCCTTTGCCTCCTTCTGAGCCTCGAGCCAAATCTCCCAGAACGTCTCGATCATAGCGGGCGTCATTGAATCGCACAGCTTTTTGGTAAACCGGCGCTCGGATTCGTTGATGAGTTCCATTGTTAATAAGATACAAGGACTTATTTAGCTTTGACTCTCCGCACACGCCGTCTGCTCACCCTGATGGACGGAGAATTCAAGGGGTGAGATCTCAGTGGAGATAGACTTTTTGAGCTCTCAAAAATAAGTTTCATCCATCTGGGCATTTTGTTATTTCCGTATCCGATAGGTCCGTACCGTGGAGAATTAGTCATTTATTATTTACTAGGTTTCTTTCTCAGACTACTCGCCATCTTCTGTAGATTTACGAGACTGGGGAGTTCCACCTCTTCGACCTCTTCAGGGAGCATCTGATGAACAGGAGGTTTTTTCCACCACACCTTAATATCCAGAGGACCCACGAGATTCACTATATAGCCCAGTCGCTCAAGTTGGCGACACATGTACCGAACGGTCGTCGGGAGATCATACTTGGGAAATCCGACTAAAAACACAGGAACGGTCAGGAGACACTCCCGTTGACCGAGCTGTACAGAAGTTTTAATTTTCCTACAAAATTGCTCGAGAAGGGCTTTATAAAACTCTTTTCGAGCATTTTTACGAGCATGCTCCATTTTTGCAATGTCCTGTGCAGACACGGACATTCCTATCAAGTCTGAAGGAGTTATTCAGAGACCAGTTGCGCAGCAACTGTGATTTAGGAGCGCGTCCCCAGGGTCATGTTGGTCACCACAGGCGTTTCTGGGCGAGTTGCCAAGAGCGCACTGAGCTGGGACGTAGAGTTGCTCTGAATATCATCATATGGTTTGTACGTGTCAGCCTTGTATCCTGTGCTTGGATCTGCCTTTGCAAATTGGGTCATGCTTGTTATATCGACATTCCCGTCCTCACGGACCTTTGCGACGACATCGTACTGATTTCCCAGAAACTTGCGAGTATTGAAAAACATGAAACGGCTCGTGTAAGTTCCGTCACCCTGGGGTGTGACGAAGAGCGTCTCGAGTGGGTACTCGTCTGGCTTGCTCTGTTGAACCTTTTCGATGATTGCCTGGATAACGTCAGGTGGAACAGGTGCGTTCCCGGTGTTTGCAGTCGGGGCGACATACCCAGACAGATTCATCCGGCTGTTCCATACCAGGAACGCCACAATAATCACGAGGAGTAGGATCATGAGGTCCTTCATTATTATTAAGCTGCGAAATTATCCTGTCCAAAAAAAGTAACCTAATTTAAATGGCCCTACTGGTCTATTCTGATAAGTGCAAATTTTCAGGTCAAATTATCGAGTACATCAAGACCCAGCCTTCCCTGAACGAGATTATCAGGTACCACAACATCACGACACTGGGCGTCCCTTCCAAGAAGATCACCATGGTCCCAACGCTTGTAACCAACGAGGGGGTCATGAAAGTCGGGGGAGACATCAAGCCGTGGCTCGAGTCTATGATCCCGTTCGAGTTCGAGTCCTGGGACCCCAGTCCCAGCTCTTGCTCAAACATAGACGGGACTGAGATGCCGACCCTTTTCGAGTTTGATAAATTTGGTCAGCAGCTTCAGCCAGAAATTACTCCCGAACTGGAAGCTAAAATTTCAACAAACATTGCAGATGCAATGCAACAAATTAGAAGTTCTAACACTTAGAGGCAAAAAACGCACACTTATTAATGCATCTAAAGACTATCCAAGCCTCGGCGCTTAAATCTGTTTTCGAAGTGCTCAAGGATATCATCAATGACGTGAATGTCTATTTTACAGACAAGGGTGTTCACGTCTTGACCCTGGATACGGCGCGTGTTACTCTGGTGCATATGGTTCTCGGGGCTGAGAATTTCGAGGAGTACGAGTGTCAGACTGATGTCATCGCCGGACTGAACATGGCAAATGTGTACAAGCTCCTCAAGTCGATCACAAGCCAGGATACCCTGACCATGTCCATCACCGGTCGGGACTATATGGATATTGTGATTGAAAACTCAGTCAAGAAATCATTTACTAATTTTAAACTAAAATTGCTTGACATCAACGAGGACATACTGGATCTCCCGGATATTCACATGAACCTGGTGACGACCATGCCCTCTATTGATTTCCAGAGATATACCCGGGACATGGGTAATCTTTCTAACGAGATTAGTATCTTCCGTCATGGGCACACACTCGAGCTGAGCTGCATAGGTGACTTTGCCAACCAAAAGACGGACATCGAGTGTGCTGACAAGGGACCTGATGAGCGGGTGGGTGGATGCTTCAGTCTCAAGTACATCAACCTATTCACCAAGGCGACCAATATGTGCTCGAGTATACAGATTATGCAGGATGCCCAGAATGAAAATATGCCAATCGTTTTCAGGTATACAATTGCAAATCTCGGTGATTTGAAATTTTATTTAGCCCCAAAAATTGATTAATTAAGAAATAATATGTTTTTTATATAATGGAAGCAAGGTACGATGAAAGAATAAGGAACTGTAAATCTGCGGACGAGCTGGCGGACTATTTACTCATGTGCGTTCCCGTTATCCGGGAATACACGGGGGTAACTTTACCAACCGTTTCTACGACCAGGACGGTTGCAAACCTCCAGATTGGGTCACGCACGGGTGTGAAGAGAAAGGACATCTATCAGAAATATTTAAAGGAGGTTGAGGATGAGAATGATATTTTTGAGAAAAAGTGCGAGGTGGATGTAGAGCCCTGTAAAAACTGCGGGAAAGCTTTCACCAAGGTGCTTGATGACCAGCAGAGTGACATCATATGTACAGAGTGTGGACACACAGAGTACTTTTTGTCAGAGGAGCTCGGGTTCAAGGAGGAACAAGAGATTGAGAAGAATGTCGTGTACTCGTACAAACGTGAGAACCATTTTAATGAATGGATTTCACAGTTCCAGGCAAAGGAGTCAACCAGTGTCCCTGAGGATGTCATAGGACAACTCAGGACTGAATTTAGGAAGATGAAGATTAAGAATTTAGACGAGATTACGCATGAAAAGGTGCGAGCCTTGTTGAAAAAGCTCGACAAGAATAAGTACTATGAGCATGCACCTTACATAGCGACAATACTCGGTGGTATCACTCCTCCAACGATGGACCAACCACTTGAAGACAAGCTCCGTCTCATGTTTCACAAGATACAGGCACCGTTCGAGAAGCACAAGCCGCCCGCCCGTAAAAACTTTTTGAGTTATTCATACGTCCTTTATAAAATGTGTGAATTGCTCGGGGAGGATATGTACCTCCCGTGTTTTCCCCTGCTCAAGTCCAAGGAGAAATTGTATATTCAGGACCAGATATGGAAGAAAATATGCGATGAACTCGAGTGGGAATTTATTAAGACAATATAGGGGCTTACTAATTTTGAATCAAAATTGATTCAATCTCAGGATAGTCTGACTGACCCATGGGGAAGTTGATGAGGACCCCTTTCTGGAGACCGAGGAGTCTCATGTAATTTTGAATTTGAATTCGAAATTGCTCAGTGAGGCGTGAGACTGACTTGAGTTCTATGACGGTGTCGCCCACGACGAGGTCAGCCCTTACGTGACCGACATTTAGACCCTCATAATATACGGGAATTATCCTTTCCGTATCGTATGAGATGCCGCGCTTTCTCAGAGCCACCTCAAAGGCTGAGTGGTACACACTCTCTGAGTACCCTGGACCGAGGGAAGACCATATATCCTGGGCAATAGCTTCCATGAATTTTAAACTAAAATTAATTTTAAGCCAGTCTCCGTGCTACACTTCGAAGAAAATACCCACCGGGCATTCCGTGTGTTCCATATCTTAACCCCGCTTCATAGAGTGCATTTCCGTGTTTGTTTGAATATATTTTTACGAGGTTCTGAAGTTTTCT